GCGCTAAAATTAATTCTTGACAAACATTACCCCACATGATATACTAACCATATACTGATAAGAGGAGAACTCAATTTATGTCTTTACCCACAACTTACTCAGAAGATAAAATGCCCGAACAATTACAACCGGAAGAGCTTGAAGTTGCGGATGCGTACTTAAGAACCGGAGACATTACTGAAGCTGCCAAAAGCTTGAACATTCCTCGAAATGAAGTCGTACGTACTTTAAATAAAAGGCTTGTGAAAGAATATGTAGATACTATATTTAATGATATAGGGTACTTAAGTAGATTTAAATTAGCAGATATTTGGTCAACTATTATTGAAAGAAAAATGGAAGAGTTGGATGAAGCTGAAATAGGCTCTAACAAAGATATAGTTGAAATTCTTGATAAAGCAACTAAGTTCGTTGAAGCTATGAATAAGCTTCAAGTCAATAGAGAAAAGCAAGGCCCTGGAAAGCAAACCAACGTTCAAATTAATGAATTTACAGACGACGGGGGCAACTATAGAGCATTGCTTCAACATTTATTTAAGAGCAATTCCTAACTTTAGGGAACGCCGTTTTAATTTTATGGGTAGAGCATGTGGTAGCCACTTCTAGGAGTAGTTCTCCGTCTACTTAACTAGTAGAATGAAGTAAAAAGACAATTTCTGGCCCCCTCTACCCTTCTTACAAGGAGAGACTATGTTTGTATTAAGAACAACTCGAAAAAAAGTACCTCTATACGAGGGCACTGATAAAGAAAAATTATTAGAAATATACTATGCAAGAGTAAATAAATATGACTCTAGCAAATTTGAGATATACGATTGTATAAAAGGAGCCGTAGTAAATGTTAAAAATATCGAGAGACGACATTCTAGCGAACGAGCTACAGATGTTCGAGAATCCGTTTCTAAAGATTCCGATAGAACCTTATATGCAACTCTTGGGGATAGAGTCGAACCGACCACAGACAGCCCTGATTAATGCAGTAAATAATCCTAAATATAGGTTTATTACTGCATGTTTATCTAGACGAGTAGGCAAAACATATATTTCCAATATAATAGGCCAGCTAGTAGCCCTATATCCGGGCACTACTATGCTTATTATTGCACCAGATTATTCACTAGCTTCTATTAGTTGGGAATTACAGCGTTCTTTATTAGGTAAATTTGATATAGAAAAGAAACGTGATAATGCAAAAGATCGCGTTATAGAACTAGAAAATGGAAGTATGGTTCGAGTAGCTAGTGTTCAAAGAGTGGATAGTGCTGTTGGACGTTCTTATGATTTAATTATTTTTGATGAAGCTGCATTAAATGATGATGGTGGACAAGCTTTCAATGTTGCACTACGTCCAACACTTGATAAAATGGAATCTAAATGTATTTTTATTTCTACCCCTCGTGGGGATAATTGGTTTAGAGAATTTTTTGATCGTGGTTTTAATACTGATCCTTCAATGGAAGATTGGGTAAGTATCCATGCTGATTGGCGTGAGAATCCTCGTGCTACTGAAGAAGATATACGTCGTGCACAAGCTACTATGTCTACAGCAGAATTTGAACAAGAATACCTTGCTAATTTCGTTACATTCGAAGGTCAGATTTGGGGCTTACAAGATGATCAAATAGAAGACTTATTACCTATAAAAAATCTTATACTAGAATACCCTCATCGTTATGATAAAATTGCAGGTCTTGATATGGGGTTCAGAGACTTCACTGCTCTTGCTGTATTTGGTATCGAAGAGATACAGGATGGAGAGATGGCAGGATTGAATCGCTATTACTTACTAGAAGAATATTTTGCACATAAGAAGTCCACCGAAGAACATGCTAGGAGGATTTCTGAATTCCAAACAAAGTGGGATATTGATTACTTATTTATTGATAGTTCTGCTGCACAGACTAGATTTGACCTAGCTTCAACTTATGAAATTGCTACTATAAATGCTAAGAAATCCGTCGTAGACGGAATTGGAGCAGTTGGAGCAGTAATTGAAAGTGGAAGACTAATTGTAGATGAAAATTGTTTTGAAGCTATTCATGCGATTAGAAACTATAAGTGGAAAGGTAAAAGCCAAGAAGGGGTATGGAATATTGAAACACAGAAACCTGAACACAACCGAGCGAGTCATATGGCTGACGCTATCCGCTATGCGATATATACGTATGAACAAGGAGCAGGTGGAGTTATGTAATTCCGCACTTTTTGAAAAAGAACGTAAAGATAAACAATATTAATTCTTGACAAGTGTTAAAATTTTTGATATACTGATCTTATACTGATAAAAAGAAAAAACCAACTATTTAAGCCCCGTTCAATGTACCGCATCGGACGGAGCTTTCTTGTGTTTAACAGGAAAAGTAATGAGTGATCTGAAACGATTAGAAGTGAAATATGTGCGCGATCGTGCGAAGTCACGATACGAAAAAGGCTCTGAATGTGAGATTTGTGGCACAACTGAAGAATTACAATTTCATCATTTCTATACCATAGACCTGCTTTGGAATCGGTGGAAAAGGTTAAAGGGTATAATTATAAATACTGTAGATGATATTATGGATATACGGGATGACTTCATAGAAAATCATGAGCGTGAGCTTTATGAAGAAACAACCACGTTATGTAAATTTTGCCATAATAACCGTTTACATAAAATTTATGGACAAAAACCCGCGTTAACTACTGCCGAAAAACAGAAGCGATGGCTAGTAAAACAAAGGAATAAATTTTATGGGAAAACTTAATACGTGGTGGTATAACGTAAAAATGAATCGTGCCCAGCCCTCTATTCAAAGTGAAGAGGGGCAAGAAAAGGACAGCACCCGCCGAGGGTATTATTTTAAAAGATCATATGATCGTTTAGAAGTGATACGCAGAGGGGCGGACCTTATAGTAGATTCAGCCGCTGAACTAAACATTTCTGTCATGGACCCTCTGTCCATTGACTCAAGATATTTAAACCCGAATTCGGGAAAACCTCAAATGGTACGAAAGAAGACAGTAGAAAAACTGTTAAATTTTCAAGCTAATCCTGAGGTAGATCAAAACCAGTTTCGTCGTGAAACTTTTATGGATCTAATGATCAATGGTAATGCATATCTTTACTTTGATGGTATAGATTTATATCAACTACCTTCTCATCTCATGGAGATTAAAGTAGGTAAGAAGAAACGTGTTGAATCATATTTGTATGATAGTAAAACTCGTTTTGGAACTGATGAGATCATTCATATTAAAGATAACGCCGCAGATAGTATATATCAAGGTGTTTCTAGACTGTACTGCGCCAGAAGAAGTATTAATACTTTAGATTTGATGTTAAATTTTCAAGATTTATTTTTTGAAAACGGTGCAGTTCCCGGGCTGGTACTTACCACTCCCAATATACTAGGTCCCAAATTAAAACAAAGAATACTAGAGAATTGGAGACGTTCGTATAGTCCAAAAGCTGGAGCACGTCGTCCGCTTCTTTTAGATGGAGATTTTAAGGTTAATCCCCTATCTGAAATTAAGTGGCGAGAATTAGACTTTGAAACTTCTGTCGGAGGACATGAGGAGAAAATTCTAAAAGCACTCGGCGTACCTCCAGTACTATTAAATTCCGGAAATAATGCTAACCTTACGCCAAATTTAAAGTTGTTTTACTTAACAACTGTACTACCTCTAGTAAATAAATTTGTATCTGCGGTAGAGTCTTACTTTGCTTACGATATGAAGGCCGATACGGTAGGAGTTGCAGCGCTTGCTCCCGAAATTCGAGATCAAACTACGCAACTTACTAGTCTTGTCAATACTGGAATCATTACAATTAATGAAGCTAGAGATCAGCTGAGAATGGATCCAGCAGAAGATGAGCATGCAGATGAATTAAGAATACCCGCCAATATAGCGGGATCTGCAGTAGACCCTACTCAGGGAGGTAGACCATCAGGGTCGGAAAATAATGAACCTGATGTGGAAGAAAATCCTAAACCCGAGGAACAAGGTGAAAATGAAAATTAATGACCCTAAACTTGAGAAAAAAGTTTTTTCTTTCGAAACTGCCCTTACGTATAAAAAGCTAAACCCAGAAGAAGATGACTCCCCATTAGTTATCGAAGGTGAAGCAAGTACAAAAGATATGGATCGTATGAGAGATATCATAGATCCTAAAGCTTGGAAAGAAAAAGATGCTTTAAAGGGGTATATAAATAACCCCATTATCTTAGCGTATCATCGTCATGATAAACCCATTGGTAGAGCAACAGAAGTTCGACCTACTGATAACGGTTTGAGCATTAAAGCTACTATCAGTAAGGCAGCTACAGAAGTCTATTCCCTAATTCAAGAAGGTATTCTTAAATCCTTTAGTGTAGGCTTCATAGCGAAAGATATGGACTATGATCGTGATAAAGACTCTTTTAATATTAAAGAAATTGAATTAGTCGAAATAAGTGTTGTATCTGTTCCTGCAAACCCATATACTACATTTAGTGTAAGTAAAAGTTTTGATAACCCTAGAGAATTTGAAGCTTTTAAGAAATCATTTAATAATGATGATAAAGATAACCCTGAAACTATTGAGGAGAATAATCTAATGGAAAAGAGTGAAAACAAAAACACTCCTTCAATCGACCTAGATTCCTTAACTTCTTCTGTTGCTACAACAGTTATGAAGGCATTAGAAGAGCGTGAAGCAGCAAAAGAAGCTACACGTAAAGAACAAGAAGCTCGTGATATTGAGGTTAAAACCGCTGCCGAGCGTCTATTAGAAGATGCCAAGAAGGATATTGAGAAGAAGTACGAAGATGAAAAAGAAAATGAACTTAAGGAAGTTGTAAATAAGTTCGCTTCTGATCTTGAGGAAAAGAAAAGCGAGATTGAAGAATTACGTCGCGCTATGAAGGCTAATAAAATGCATTATAGTGAAGACAGTAATGAAGACAATCTTTCTGTCGAAGAGAGAGACGCAGCTGTATTAATGGCTAAGTTATTTAATAAAGAAATCGACAGAACAAAATATTTTAAGACTTTGGTAACGAAGTCTGGTCGTGAGCACTGGGAATCCGGTACTCTAGACGGTTGGGAAGAGGAATTCTCCACTCGTGTACATAATGAAATGCGTGAGAATTTAGTTGTAGAAAATCTATTTACTTCTATGCCTATGAATACCCCAACTATGCACCTTCCTGTAAACCCAGAAGCGGGTTATGCAGAATGGATTAGCGAAGCACAATATCGCTCCAGTTCTCCAACTGGTCATGAGTCTCCACAGTCTCCTGACGTATCGTCTACCGGCGATGCAGTTGATCACCAGCTAAAAGAGAACTCAATCACTGCTTACAAGTTAGCAACTAAGGAATTCCTTGGTTACGAAGAAGAAGAAGATAGCATTGTTGCTCTTCTACCTATTATTCGTGATGCTATGTCACGTCGTATGGCTAAGACCTCCGATCGTGCACTTCTACGCGGTGATGGTACTACAGACCTTATTACTGGTCTAACTGGATTAGGCTCTAGTGTAACTGACGTTACTTTTAACGTTAATTCTCCTGACAATTCTACTGTTTCTTCCGTTGTTTATAATGATTTCATTACAGCACGTCAGAACTTAGGAATGTACGGCGATGATCCTAGTGATCTAGTTTGGGTAGTATCCCCTGATCTATATTACCATCTATTAGGAACTTCCTTCCAGGATACCTTCCTAACAATGGATAAGATTGGAGATCGTGCAACTGTTCGTTCAGGTCAGATTGGTAGCATTGCAGGTACGCCTGTTGTTATGTCTCGCCAGTTTGATAATACAAATATTGCAACCCCTGCAGCAGGTACTGCATTTGCTGTACTATTCCGTCCTAATAACTTTATTAAGGGCCAGCTACGTGGAATGAGAGTAGAGTCTGATACAGACATCTTCAATCAGAAACGTGGATATGTAGCAACTCGTCGTTTTGGATTCAAGGATCTAGACGTGGGTTATGGTGTTGTTAAGTTTGCATTTAATAGTGCATAATTTATAATACTAATAATGGGGGAGGGGAATCCTCCCCCATATTTTGAGGAAACACTATGGATTTAGTAGAATTAGATGAGTATAAAGAATATAAACAATTAACTAATGTAGAGCAAGATGCTAAGAGAACAGCTTTAATAGTTTATGTTTCTCAGTTAGTCGAAAGTTATTGTAATAGAAAATTTATAGAATACGCTAGTAGTCCAGGAATTACTGAATACTATAGCGCATTAACAAATAGAGTCTATGTAGATCAGTTTCCTATTATAAATGTCTATTCTGTAGAAGTTTCCTCCGATGGTGGGCAGACATATACAGCATTAGTTGAAAATTCTAGTGAAAAAGATGGTTATATTGTAGATGTGGATAATGGAGTTATAATGACTCAATTACAATATAAGTCTTTTCTAAGTTATTGTGACTTAGAATATAATAGTTTTAAAGTTTCTTATACCGCTGGTTATGAAGAATTACCGAAAGATTTAAAGTTAGCTATTTTTGATTTAATACATTATTATGAAAAAGAAGAAATGTCTTTAAGAAAGTCTTTAATGGGGGCTCAATTAGAAAACCCATTGCCTTTTAATGACGCAGAGTTTCCCTCACATATACAACGAATTTTAAGTTTATATCGTGCACCTGTGGCAGAAGACTTTAGTTTTCAGTTTGTAGGGAGTTAATATGTGGAACGTAAAAATTACAAATACTCCAGGAGTTATAAATCTTGGACCAAATATAAGTAGACAACAATTATTTGAAATATTATTCTCAAGTTTATTGGATGCGGGTAATTTTACAAAAATCCGAAAAGAACTATATGAAAAACTAGAAAAAAGTATTTATGTAAGTCCTGGTGCTATTAATCATACTTTAAAAGAGTTTAGGGATTTTGCTAAGAAACAAGAAGAACACTATAGTATTAAATCTAATAATGAAAGTGCTGATCAACGTAAAGAAAGAAACGCAAAAAGAAAGTTATTTCAAGAAATACACCAATCTTTAGCTGAGGCCAATTTAAGTAATTGGGCGACAAGAATTTTTAGAGCCATAAAAAGATCTACCCCTAAGCGAGATATTTTAGATGAAGGTAAGGGGCCCAGAGGTTACTATATGATAGTAGCTACCTCTGGAAGTTTTAGTGACTATAAAAAAAAGTGGCGAAAAACTATAAAAAATGACTCCAATATGAATAGTATAACCAAAAATATTACACTAGCATTTTTAGATAAGGGTGAAGGTGGACATATTTTTGGTGTAGCTCAAGATATGACAAGGGAGTCTATATTTAGTGACGAAGATTTCGGAAGTAGTGGATTTAATGACGCAAAACTACAAAAAGAAATGCAAAGACTTATTAACAGTTTTTTACAATCATTAGAAAATCAACCAGAAGTTATTGAATCTTTAGATATTTTAATTACTACAGAATTTGATGTTAAATTCGTTCACAGTATTACAAATAACGCAAGGTTCAAAGTTCCTGGAAGTAGTGGTGCTGCTGTTTATAAAAGTTGGTTATCAAAAATACCTTACGCTATAGAAATAGATGTAGTTAATAGAGGCAGAACTGGATCATTAGCTGGACTTAGAAGATGGTTTAAAAATGAGTTTATTAA